CAAGAATTTGAAGCGTCGTTTGTAAGTTTTACTGGTGGTATATTTAAAAATGAATGGATTAAGTACGATGAGAATGAACCGGAGGAAGGCAATTTTGTTATTGCGGTTGACCCTGCGGGCTTTGAAGCGGTGGAAAAAGAACGTGGTCTTAAAGGGAGTAAGTTAGATGAAACAGCTATATCAATCGTTAAAATCCACGGTGATAAGTGGTGGGTCAAAGATATACTACACGGTAGATGGAATATTAAAGAAACTGCTTCTAAAATATTACAGGCTGCAATTGAGAATCAGGCAACGACTGTCGGAATAGAATCTGGAGCGTTAAAAAACGCTATCTTACCTTATCTTCAGGATGAGATGAGAACACAAGGTAGATGGGTAGTTATAACAGACGTAACCCACGGTGGTAAGAAGAAAGCAGATAGAATTACTTGGGCTCTGCAAGGTAGAATGGAGCACGGTAAGATTACATTTAATCGTAATTCTGATTGGAATAGCGAGTTAGAGACACAGTTAATAGAGTTTCCTAGTAAAGGAACACACGACGACATTATCGACTCACTCGCATACATAGACCAAGTTAGTGTAGCAGACTTTATGCACACTATAGAATTAGAAGAGGAGTGGAAACCGTATGATGACGTTGCAGGATACTGATGGAAGAAAATAAATATCAAGGATTAGCAAGTTGGCTAGGCTCTCGTTTAGAAGAGTGGAGAAACCACAGAGATTCTAATTATTTAGATATGTGGGACGAGTATTATCGTTTATGGCGTGGTATCTGGAAAGCTAGTGATAAAACTAGAGAGTCTGAAAAGTCTAGATTAATATCTCCTGCATTACAACAAGCAGTTGAATCATCTGTATCAGAAATCGAAGAAGCTACTTTTGGCAGAGGCAAGTGGTTTGATATCAAAGACGATATGTTAGACAGAGACCCTAGAGATGCTGAATATATACGCAATTTATTACAAGAAGATTTAGAATCTACAGGTTGTAAAGATGCTATATGTGAAGTATTTTTAAATGCTGCTGTATATGGTACAGGAATTGGTAAGATATCTGTAGAAGAAAACACTTGGAAATATCCAGTAGAAGTTCCAGTACAAGGAACTATGACTACAGAAAGAATATTACAAGAAGACACTGTAATAGATGTTAAAGTAGAAGCTATAAGCCCTAAAGAATTTCTTATTGACCCATCTGCGGTTAATATACAAGAAGCACTAGGTGTCGCACACGAAGTAATTAAACCTAGACACAGTATTATTAAAGGTATTAAAAATGGTACTTACAGAGATATTGTTATTGAAGGCGACTATAACATAGACAGACTAAAAGGTTTTGACCCTGAAGAGTCTAGACCTGACGCATCAGACCAAATAAAAATTACTGAGTATTGGGGTAAAGTACCTGCAAGATTCCTAGAAGAAAATGAGTCTATGGATGATTTTGAGTATGAGGCAGATGAATTAGTAGAGGCTGTAGTTACTATAGCTAACGATTCACACATACTCAGAGCTAACAAAAACCCATTTATGATGGAAGACAGACCGTTTGTTTCGTATCAACACGACATTGTACCATCAAAATTTTGGGGCAGAGGAGTTTGTGAAAAGGGATATAATCCACAAAAAGCACTAGACGCTGAAATGAGAGCACGAATTGACTCGTTAGCTCTGACTACTACACCAATGATGGCTGCCGACGCAACTCGTATGCCTCGCGGAGTCAAGCTAGAAGTCAGACCGGGTAAGACTATTCTTACTAATGGCGACCCAAGACAAGCAATAATGCCATTATCCTTAGGTAGCACCGACCAAAATACATACAATCAAGTAGCAAGCCTACAAAATATGATTCAAATGGGTACTGGAAGTGCTGACACTGGAGGTAGTGCAGAACGTGCTACATCTGCAGGTATGTCTATGCAACAGTCTTCTTCTATTAAAAGACAGAAGCGTACTCTAATGAATTTCCAAAATACGTTTCTTATTCCTATGATTAATAAGTCGTTATGGAGAAAAATACAGTTTGATGTAGATAGGTATCCTATTGCAGACTACAAATTTGTACCTTATTCTACTATGGGCATTATGGCTAAAGAGCTAGAAGCACAACAAATGGTTAGTTTATTGCAAGCTATACCTAAAGACTCTCCTGCATTTAATGTAATATTACTATCTATATTCCAAAACTCTAGTGTACATAACAGAGACCAAGTAGTACAAGCATTAATGCAAGGTATGCAGCCAGACCCTCAAGCACAAGAAATGCAATCAATAGCTATGCAATTACAAGTACAGCAAGCACAAGCAGATATTCAAAAAACTATGGCAGAAGCTCAAGAAGAGCAAACTAAAGCTATGAAAAATGCTGCAGAAGCAGGAGCAGCACAGCCTACAGAAATGAAGATTCAAGAAGCATACGTTAGGTTGCAAAAAGAATTAGCAGCAATTGAAAAAATGAGAGCTGATACTGAAAATACTAATTCAGAAACCGTAAGAAATATTCCCGAAATGGAACATTTACAATCTGAAACATTATTAAATATAGCTACAGCACAAGAAAAGTTACAAGGATAGTATATGGCTAAGACAGCAGCGTGGCAACGTAAAGAAGGTCAAAATCCTAAAGGCGGATTAAATGCTAAAGGTAGAGCTTCTTATAATGCACAAACAGGAGGCAATCTAAAAGCACCACAAGGAAGCGGAACAGATAGTAGACGTGTATCCTTTGCTTGTAGATTTGCCGGTATGGCAGGACCTATGATAGATGCTAAAGGTAAGCCTACTCGTAAAGCATTAGCATTAAAGAAATGGGGCTTTAGCTCCGAAGCAGCAGCTAGAAATTTTTGCAATAGACACAAGAAATCTTAATGGCAAAAGAAGACGAAGAATTTTATAGAGATAGAATCGAACTATTAGAAACTGAAGGATGGGCAGACCTTATAGAAGAATTAAAGGTTATGTCTGAATCAGTCAAGAGATTAGATTCTATTGATAATGAAAAAGACCTATGGTTCGCCAGAGGTCAGTTGTCAATTCTAAGACAGATGATTGTTTTAGAAGACGCAACAAAAGCAGCGATGACAGAACTAGGCAACTAGCGTCATCTTTTTACAACTTCATAACCCTAATGGGCGGAGAACAATGATATGAGCAATATAGTAGTAGACCCCGATGAAATTTCGGAAGACGAGGTAGAAAACACAGAAGAGGAAACCCTTGAAGCAACGGAAGTAGAAACAGAAGAAGAAACTCTCGAGGTTCCAGACAAGTTTGCAGGTAAAAGTGTAGAGGATATAATCAAAAGTTATCAAAACTTAGAACAAGAACTTGGACGTAAGAGTCAAGAAATTGGAGAGTTAAGACAATTATCAGATAGTTTCCTCAAAGCCGAAGTAGCAAGAAGTTCAAGCGGGAATAATCTACAGGCAGAAAACTCAAACACAGAAACAGAAGATGATTTTTTTGAAGACCCCAGTAAATCGGTTAATTCTTTAATAGAAAAACATCCTAAGTTTCAAGAGTTCCAACAATTCCAAGCTCAGCAACAAGCAGAAACGAGTAAGGCACAATTGGAACAGGCTCATCCAGATTTTATGGACATTGTACAAGATACAGGTTTTCAAAACTGGGTTCAGTCAAGTAAGTTTAGAACGGATTTATTTCAACAAGCTGACGCTTACAATTACGAAGCAGCAGATGAATTATTGACACACTGGAAAGAGCGTTCAATGATTGATAAAACTGCAGAAGTAAAAGAACAGCAAAAAGCTACAAGAAAAAAAGCCTTAAAAACTGGCAAGAGTGAATCTAAAGTATCATCTGAATCTACAGCAGGTAAGAAAACATATCGTAGGGCAGACCTAATACGTCTTAAAGCAACAGACCCTAATAGATACGCAGACTTAGCTGATGAAATATACAATGCCTATGCTGAAGGTAGAGTCAAATAATTTGATTATACTATAACACAGGAGTAATATTATGGCAACAGGTGTCATCGGCACTAACCATCAAACGGTTACTACAGGTGCGAATTTCATCCCAGAAATCTGGTCAGATGAAACTATCGCAGCGTACAAATCGAACTTGGTGGTAGCTCCCCTAGTTACTCGCTTGAATCATAAAGGTAAAAAAGGTGATACTATTCACATTCCAACGCCGACTCGTGGTTCTGCGACAGCTAAGGCAGCAAATACAAAAGTAGCAATTCAGGGCGATACTCACGGTACTACCAATCTTTCGATTGATAAGCACTATGAATACTCTGTATTGATTGAAGATATCACAGAAGTTCAAGCATTGAGCTCTCTCAGAAAGTTCTACACTGACGATGCGGGCTATGCTCTCGCCAAGCAGGTGGACACTGACCTACTAAACCTTACTGAAGGTTTACAGGGCGGTACTGTAGGCGGTTCTGGAGCTTCATCTTGGGAAAAAGCATACCTAGGTTCAGGTACAGCAGCTTTCTACAACGGTTCTTCTTCAAACGCAGCAGACATTACAGACGCAGGTATTAGAGCTATGCTTCTAAAACTTGACGATGCGGATGTACCAATGGACAATCGTTCATTAATCATTCCACCAGTCTGTGCTAATGACTTGCTAGGTATCAACAGATTCACTGAGCAACAGTTCATTGGTTCTGGTGACGCAATTAAAACCGGTAAGATTGGTCAAATCTACGGTGTAGACGTATACATTTCATCTAACTGTCCTTCAGCAGCAGGTAACTCTGGTGCGGATAGAGTAGGTGTATTACTACACAAAGATGCAATCGCTCTAGCGGAACAGGTGGGCGTCAGGAGCCAGACTCAATATAAACAGGAGTATCTTGGTGACTTGTTCACTTCTGACACTATTTATGGTGTTGGAGAAATGCGTAATAACGCAGGACTTGCTTTCGTAGTACCGGGCTCATAAGTTAATTGAGCAGTAGCCCTTTCTCACGAGAGGGTTACACTGAATTAATTAGGAGTAACTATGCCTTTTTATGATTTTGAATGTAAGAACAAACATACTACAGAGATGTTAGTATCTTACAGTAAAAGAGAGGAGACTCAGATTTGTGAAGAATGTGGAGAACCTGCTCATTATAAATTAAGTTTCTGTACTAATTTTCAATATGGCAGCAACTATAGTTCTTTTGCTGCTGATACTCATAAATGGAATATGAGAGAACAGAAAAGAAAGTCAATGACAGAAAGTCAAAAGAATCAATCTTATACGGGATAGTATGGCTACTAAAAGAAAACACATTAGTTTATTTGAAGATTCTTCTAGTCGTTTAGAGCTAGAAGCATTTAAGAATAAAATTAAAAAGTTATATGATGAAATACTAGAGCGTACATATAAAATAGAAAATCCCGGAGCAAGTCCTGAAGAGGTTGCAGCATACGTTGAAGAGAATGGTCTGCAGTTTCCAGACGATAGTATTGATGAAGAAACTAGTGAAGTAGACAATTTAATGGAAATGTTAGATAGTATGATTGAAGAACAAGACGTACTAGAACCTGTTACAGATTTATCTATGGAAAACAAACCTAAGGAATACAAAGGTACAGAGCCTTCTTCTAAGTCTCACGAAGCAGGTCTTAAAGTAAAGACAACAGAATATAAAGATAGGATGGGAGGATTGTTTAGTGTCAAGACAGACGAAAGAAAGAGAACAGCTACTAAAGCACCTCAGATTCCTACCGGCAAGAGTATTAAAAGAGATACTTCCACAGCTCAGCAAATAGCTTTTGCTCCTTTAGTTGAGCAGTTTAAAGTAGAGCTTAGAAGTTTATCAGAAAGACAAGCAGCAGGTGTCAGACATTTTAGAGAAGGTTTATAATGGCTAAGAAATTTGGTTGGAAACAAAAGAAAACTATTGGGATGTACCTTAACAGAAGGCAATGGGAAAGAGAGTTTGATGTCACACAATCTACAGCAGCAGAAATTGAAATTGAACAAGGTGGTTATTACATTATTACTGAAACATCTACAGCAGCATCACCTAACTACATTATTACGGAGTAAATATGGCAACAACTAAAGTATCAGCCTTAGCAGCAAAAACTTCATTAGCAGGAAGTGAGGAACTATTAATTAATGACTCTGGTACTTCTAAGAAAGTAACAGCCACAAACTTACTAGCAGGTGTATCAGTTGCCGATGGCTCTATTTCAACAGCTAAGATTGCAGATGATGCTGTTACTGAAGCTAAACTAGCCAATGCAATTAATACAGCTATTGCTGCTAACACAGCCAAAGTAACGAATGCTACACATACGGGTGATGTTACAGGAGCAACAGAACTTACAATAGCCTCTGGTGCGGTAGAAACAGGAATGATTGCTGACGATGCGGTTACAGCAGACAAGTTAGCTAACTCTATTAATACTGAGATTGCTGCAAATACAGCCAAAGTAACTAACGCTACTCACACAGGAGATGTAACAGGTGCTACAGCACTTACTATTGCTGCTGATGCAGTCACTACAGCAAAGATTGCAGACGATAATGTAACAGCAGACAAACTAGCCAACTCAATCAACACCGATATTGCCACAGGTGTAACAGCCAATACTACAGCTAATGCTGCCCTGCCTAAAGCAGGTGGCACTATGACTGGCGATTTAATACTTGGCGATAATGTTAAGTTAGAAGTTGGTAGTGCTAGTGGTGGTGATTTACAAATTTACCACGATGGCTCTAATAGCTATATTAGTGATGCTGGAACTGGAATTTTAGTTATTAGAAGTGATACTTCTTTTCAAATACAGGCTGCTAATGGCGAAGCATATTTTAATGCTGTTAAAGATGCTGAAACAGTTTTGTATCATAATGATGTTAGAAAATTTGAAACAACTGCAAACGGAGTTACAGTAACAGGTACAGCAGTAGCCACAACAGACACAGACGCAACAAACACAGGCTCAGTCACACTAGACTTTGCTGCTAATCAAAACTTTGTACTCACACTTACAGGTAATGTAACTTTAGCTAATCCATCTACTGAGCAAGTAGGACAGTCTGGCTT